AGTCGGACCACCACTTCGCGGTTGACAGGACGGACGGCGGCAGATCGACGATTGCCGGTTCCTGGCCGGTTCCGCGCTTGCCCGACTCGAGGATGATCATCCTGGCGAAGAAGCCGTTTGTGAGCATGCGCTCCGAGAGCGCTTCGTAGTAGTGGTTTGGGATGGCCGTGCCGAAGATGACGAGGCCGGGCTGGTCGATCACGTCCGCTTTTTTCTGTCCGGCCTTGCGCCGCATCGGATAGCCGCCTTTCGAGGCCGAGTACATCGTCAGCAGCGTGCTCATCACCGCCTCGTGGCGGGCGTCCTTGTCCTTCTTCATCGACTGCAGCATTCCATCGATCTCGTCCGTCTGGAAGAGCATGGAAGGCGTCAGAAACAAGGCATCCTGCAGACCCTCGCCGGAGGCGAACCTGTCGCCCATGCACTCGGCGAGGCCAATGTGCTGCAGCACGTTCATGTTCACCTGCCGGGGGTGATCCTTGCCGGCTCCCGAGTGTGCAAGGCCGAGCAGGTAGATGTTTGTGCGGTTGTCGCCGGGATCGCGGACCTTGCGGCCGGCGAGGAACGCCTGGAGGGCGAGAGCCGCCGCGAACGATATGGCGACGTTCGGATAGGGCGCGGTGGACATCGTGTAGTCCATCAATTCTGAGACGAAGCCAGGAGTGCGCAGCAGCTCATCGGGCAACGGACCCGGATCGGGCGGAGGTTGGCGTTTCTGTTTCTCGACGTGGTTGAGGATACCGGAGATATCGACTTCGCCACCGGGGGCCGCCGGTGGCCCGGTGTGGCTATCCCCAAAGCCTCGTTGGCGTAGAGCTCGAGCCGCCGCGTCGTAGTCACCACGGGCCTCCATGAGCGCGTAGACGGCGAACGGCGAATAGCCCCGATTGGGTTCGAATGGCGCGGCGTTCGAACTGAAAACGTAGAAGATGCGGTCCTTGAGCGTAGCAGACCAGCCAGAGGTCTTGCCTGGGCGCCGCCAGTAGGAGTTCTCTCCGCCCTTGGTGAGCGTCCAGCCGTGAGCTTGGAGCAGACCGGTGAGGTCGCCTCGGGCATTGAAGTCGTCGCCGGGACGCGGGCCGTTCGCAGGCGACTGGCTGCTTGCCTTCTTGGTCTTTTCACCATCGACGACATCGGGAACGTATTCGTTCAGCTCCCAGGCCGCCTGGATGATGGCATCGCGCTCGGCTTCCGTGATCACCGGGATGTCGGTGAAGCTGCCTTGCTTGAGTTCGTAACCGGGAGTTGGCGCGCACAGGAAGAGGCCGCCTTCTCCGCGCGTCTCGATGAGCGTGAGGACGACGTATTGCTCGCCGTTGGCATCGACGCGCACCTGGTAGGCCCTGCCCTTCAGGCGGACATACTGCCGTCCCTTCTCCTCGTAGACTCGGTCCGTGGGGGAAATAACATGCTTGCGCTGCGCGAGCTTGAGGTTGCCGCAGACGGCAACGGCGCACCTGTAGACAACGTGCCCGCCGTTCGACTGGCTTGACTCGTTCACCAGCCGGGCGAGCACGGCGGGATTGATGCGGTGTGACCACGCATCGAACAGCTCGGCCTGGTGATCGAAGTCGAGCAGCTCCAGGTTGCCGGACACGCTGCCCGTGAGCACGCATAATGCGTCTGGGCTGTTGGCGAACCAGGCATCGACCTCGATCCCGGTCGGAAGCCGCCGCTGGTATGTCTTCCACGCGCGGAGGGCAGGGCGCTTCTCGGCCCGCTTGGCCGGCAGCACGCTCAGTCCTGCGGCGAGGTATCTGCGAGCCGCATCCTGCACAGAGGGAGTCCTTTCGCTGCGTTCATCAGCTTCCGTCGCAACTGTCGTTGTCGTCCTGAAGGTCCACCAGCTCCTCGACGTTCATGGCTGAATTGGGCATCTCGCGGCGCAACATTGAGGCCACGATCCGCCCAGCCGCCAGGTGAAGCCGTTGCGTGAGGTCGTCGACGTGGCCCTCAAGAAATCGGTCGGCGTCCTCGAGCGTCATCGGCACCTCCAGTTCCTTGGCTGCCGCCTTGATCGTGTATTTGGTGATCGTGCATCGTGCAGGCGCTCGCCTGAATTTCATAATGCAGTCTCCGCGGTGATCGATCCCTATCGCGTTTCAGAACGGGAGGTCATCTTCCCCAAGTTCATTCCACCAATCCTTGCCCGGCTCGCCCGCCGGCACGGGCTGCTGTTTCGCCTGATAGCAGCCTGTGCATATCAGCCGGCCGTCACTCCGCATGTGGCACACGCTGCCCAGGGGCCTCCTGCATTCGGAGCACAGGTCGGCGTTCGCGCTGCCGGCCGGTGGCTTCGGGCCGAGCTCATAGTTGATGATCCGGTCGAAGCGCTGACCTGCCACCGATCGGACCTTGATCTTCTTCGTATCCGCCACGCCGCCCGCCTGGCAGACGGCCACCGCCTCGGCGACAGACATAGGCACGGGGTCGTCGCTGTGCGCATGCCACCACTCGATGGCCTTGCCTCTCGCGTAGCCGTCGTGCTCGAAGCACACCCACTCGCTTTTCACGAGGGCGCCACCGACAAGGTAGTCGACGCGCATCGTGGGCGGATCGTCCGGGCCGGCGTCTCGCTTCACGTGGACCTGATACCAGGTCTCCACGACATCCCATTCGGTATCCGTCACCTCGCCCGTGAGCACGCCAGCGGCAGCGGCCTGCGAGTCATGCTTCTTGCGTTCAGGCGGCGGGAATTCGTATCCGCATTCGGGGCAGATGGAATAGGCGGCGTGGATGACGGCGTGGCACTGCGGGCACTCCTTCGCAGGCGCCTCGCCCGTGCCTTTCTCGCCGGCTGGCATCGTCTGAAGGGCGTCGACCGGGCCGTGTCGCATGATGTTGCCGCCGAAGTCGAGGACGAGGCAGTCGGTCTTCGATTCGTGCAAACGGAAGCCGCGGCCGAGCATTTGGTAGTAGAGTCCCGGCGAGTTGGTCGGCCGAAGCAGGGCAACGCAGTCGATGTTGGGCGCGTCGAAACCGGTCGTAAGCACATTCACGTTGACGAGGTACTTCAGCTTGCCCTCGCGGAAGGCCTTGAGCGTTTCGGCCCGATCGAAATCGAGCGTCTCGCCGCTCACGAACCCGCATTCGTGCCCCAGCGCTCGCAGCGTGGCCTGCACGTGTTCCGAGTGCTGCACGCCGCTGGCGAAGATCAGCACCGAATGGCGATCCTGCGTGTACTCCACGATCTCCCGACAGGCGGACTGCACGAGCTGGTCGTCGTTCACCAGATGCTGGACTTCGTCGGAGACGAACTCGCCGCCGCGGATATGCAGGCCCGACGTGTCGACCCTACGGGTGCCGGCCTTCCTGCGAAGCTTGCAGAGGAAGCCCTGCACGATCAGCTCCTTCACCCCGACTTCATAGCAGATTTCGTTAAGGAGATTGTCGGGACCGCAGATCATCCCGGTCGACATCCGGTAGGGCGTGGCGGTCAGGCCGATCAGTCGAGCGCGCGCGTTCACGACCTTGGCGTCGGACAGGAACGTCCGATACATGCCTTCGCCATCCGGGGGCAGCATATGGGCCTCGTCGATCATGATCAGGTTGAACGGCCCCAGCTCGCACGCCCGCCTGTAGACGGACTGGATGCCGGCGACGATGATCGGGTGGTCGGTGTCGCGAGATTTCAGCCCTGCGGAGTAGACGCCGATCTGCATCCACATGTCGGGCGCCATCAGATGCAGCTTCTGGACGGCCTGCTCGAGCAGCTCCTTGACGTGCGCGAGGATGAGTACGCGGCCCTTCCATCGCTTGACGGCGTCGCGGCAGATCGCGGCCATCACAGGAGTCTTCCCGCCGGCCGTCGGGATCACCACGCACGGGTTCGTATCGCGTTCGCGCAGGTGCTTGTAGACCGCATCGCGTGCTTCCTGCTGGTAGGGGCGGAGGATGATTTGCTGCGACGCCATCGTCATTCGTCCTTGTCGTTTGCCTCGATGACCAAGCACTCGGTTTCGGGGTGCTCGACGCTCTCGATTGCCGCATCGTACTCCGCCTCCATGAGCGCGTCACGCTGAGCCCGGCGCGGGTCGCGGACTCTGCCGGCTGCGATGAGCGCAAGGTGCCGCTCGCGAATCAATGCTTTCCGTTCAGCTCTGCTCATGATGATTCACCCGCATCTTCGGAATGGCTTGCCCGCAGGTCGGGCAGACCCGCAAAGGCATAGGCTCGATATTCACGATGATCAGGCCGCTTGGCCGCACTTCGCAGCGCTGGGTCTGGAGCAGGTCCAGTTGGCTGTCGTTTCGGTAGAGACCGCCGTGCTGCAACGAATCGTTCAGCGGCTTCTGGATGTTGTCGATATCGCGGATGCGGCGATCGGGAGGGAATGCCTCAATCGCCTCCGCCAGGCGCGCATCCCACAGCTCGTGTCCCGGCCGCACTCCCTGCATCCGCAGGCGCACCGCCACCTCTTCACGGTAGCGCTGGCCGGGGTCGCTGATGTGCACCTTGCCGCGGTCGAACCGCCAATACCTGTTCGTCGACGGCGGGTACGGGAGGATGATGCGCACGGAATCCTTTCGCCGCAGCCGGCCCGCAACGTCCATGTCGCGAGCCGGCTGCACCCTGCCGACCTACTGCTTACTCGGGACGCGGCTGTTCACCTTGACCGGCCTCGGCGATTGCGCTTTCTCGGCCGGCGGCGCTGCCGCTGTTGTTCCTGCTCGTACTCATCGCCGCTTGACAGGAGACGTGGCCGCACGTCGCGGGGCCTGAACCTCGTGAAGGGCCGCAGGATGTCCTCGTCGTCTTCGTCCCAATCGAGATCTTTCATGGCTGGTATCCGGAGTTGCCTACGTGCTCGCCGCGGCAATTCTCACCAGAGCGGGTCGCCGGGGTCAGATTCATCTTCCTGAGGCGCCTCCGCGGCCACGCTCTTGGTCTTCGATTCGTACTTTGTGATGTCGTTCTGGTACTTGTGCTCGTTGCCAGGATCCGTGCGTGGGCTCACGGCAACCGTGACCAGCAACGGCAGGTTGTGCAGCTCCAGCGAATCGCGCGGCTGCAGCACGCCCACCGCGTAGCAGATCGCCGACAGGTCGCCCTTGGCGATTGCCACCGTCTGCTGGTTCGAATGATTCAGGCACAGGCGGGCGAAGACCTTGCGATTCCTGTATTCGCCCTCGGTCACGGTGAACTCCAGGTACAGGTAGCTGCCCGTCCCGTCCTTCGTGGCCTTCATCTCGCTTTTGGAGATCATTGCCACGTATTTCCCGGCGGGGATCGGCTCCCCGCGGCCTTCGTTCGGTTTCACTTCTCTTGCGTTGAAGTCCAGTACTGCCATCTTCAGGCTCCTTGTCTCAGGTCTAATTGTGCATACATTCAGTGACTTGATGAGAAGCGCTGCACGGGTTCAGACTCAGCCCAGTGACAGCTCCTCGGTGTCGATCAGGCCGCACAGGTCGTTGACCATTTGGCGGAAGCGCTTGCACTGCTCGCGGTCTCTGGCCCAGCTCACGACGTTGTAGTGCGTGGGGCCGACAGCGATCACGATCGCACCGTCGAGCTTGTGCCTATCGACGATGCCCTTCAGTTCAGCCGGCTGGATCTTTGGGACGTCCGGATGCGTCATGACTTCGCCTCCCCGTTCGCCGACGGCGATGCGGACGCAGCTTGCTCGGGCTTCGGCCACTTCTGTGCCATCGCACTGACGAACGAGCCCCACGACAGCGGCAATTCGGCCGGCAACGAATAGCGGTTCTTGGCGACCACGACGTTCGAGCCGACCGTCTGCAACACGCGACGCTCGCCTGCGTCCTTCGCGTAGAACACGCAATCGCTCCATTCGACGAATGCGGGCAGGATGAACTCCGGCAGGTCGGGCGCGGCCATGAAGACGGTTGTCCCCTCGGGCGTCGTGATCTTGACGTTCGCGGCGTGTGCCAGCAGGAGGATTGCGGCGCCGTGGGAGTTCATCGCGTTGAGCGGGGGCAGCACGTAGCGGTAGATGAAGTTGGAGATGATGTCGCGAGCCTGGAAGTAGCCGCCGTGCGAGGCCCCAAGCGAGTTCGTGATCTGGCCCGGCTTCTTCGGATCGAGGTCGACGACCACGTGCTCCTTGATCCGCTGAACCATCCAGTCCAGCGTGTCGATGGCCACCACCCGCGGCGGCTTCGTGAGCGCCGCCATTTCGTCGAGCCACTGCTTGATTTCGGGCCACGTCTTCAGGTAGGGCGTACGGTGGAGTTTGGGGATTGCCCCCGCACCGTTCTCGCAGTCGATGAGTACGGCCTTCGCGTCGGCCGCAAGGGTGGTCTTGCCAACGCCCGGCAAGCCGTAGGCGAGCACCTTTGGCGGTGCCGGCTTGCTCTCGTTGATCAGTGTGTCCATCAAACCCATTGTTGTTACTCCTTGTCCGTGTTGTGTTCTCGGCCGGCCCAGCGCCGGCCAGCTAACGCTCCGGGCAGGACTCGAACCTGCATCTGTGCGGGTAATGTGCCCCCGCTGCTCGGCCATTGAGCTACCGGAGCGGGCTATGCCTCGAAGATGGTGGCCTTGAGCTCCTGCAGCTCGTGGAATCTCGACATGATCGCCGCCACGTGATGCGCGTAGACCAACTCGAGCTTGCTGCCCGACCTGACGATTACCATCGTGGTCAGGTCCAGTCTGTAGACGGCCACCACCTCGTTCTCCACGCACCGGATGGTGAAGGTTGCCTCGTCGTCATCGTTGAGCGTCAGTCCGATCACTCGGCACTCGATATTGTCGTCGATCCATTTCATTGCGCTTGCTCCCGTTGCCCCTCGAACTCTTCAGATGCTCGAAGCGTGCTGCTCGAGACTCACCGGGAATCGACCTTCGCGTGCAACCTCGACCGTCATCCCGTTCACTGTTGCGAGAAACCCGCACACGTCCACCGGGGCGAACCGTCCACGGGGCACGCGCAGGGATCGCAGTTGCACCGTCTCCCCGCTGCGGCTGAATCCGCGGGCAACCCAGTCGCGCACGGTCGCAATGCGCACGCCGGCGATTGCCGCCACCTCACTTGCCGCATACGTCACGCCGTCAGCCGGCGGCGGCAGGACGAGGGTCCTCATGCGGGCGGCAGGTCGCGGTGAGAATACGCGCCGGACCGGTGGGGGCGAGAGCCGTCGAGACGGAGAGGGAAGGGCCGCGAGTGCCGATCGGTTCGTGATCATCGCCAACGCCAACTTTTCACTTGAAACCGGTTGCGTTTCCTGTTACAGTTCTATTCAAGTCTTGCAGGCTGACATGGCGACGCCGAAGCGAAAGCATTGGCGCACCGCGAGCCGGAATGCAGGACCTGAATTGCGATGGGGCGGCGCTGGTTTTGGCCGACCTGGAGCCGCCCCTATCGCTTC